GTGCAGTTTTAGATTAAAAACACCAGATAACATGTTGAAAATAAACATTGTCAACGAAGGTTCGATTACTTAAAAGAATCCGGCCCGGGGAGCCAATTCAAATTTTGGGTTACAAAACTCGAATAATTTAGCTCAGCAAAATCAATAACTTATAAGAAGTTGCTTTGTCCTGTATACCATCTATGGTCCGCTTGGGTTATAATCTCGGCTACAAAACGGGTTACAGAGCGGGTGTATGAGTGTCAGTCGATATTACAAAATACGTGCAGCGTCAGCCGAGCGGTATTTATCGCTATTACCGTCGCGTGCCGGTGGAAGTGGCTCAGCACGACAAGCGCGCCTTCATAAAAGTTAGCCTTAAAACGAAGAATCACAAAGAGGCACTTGAGAAAGCTCAAGGCGTGCACGACGCAACCGAACGCCTTTGGTCGGCCATGGCATCCGGCAACGATAATAAGCCAGAGTGGGAGCGATATGAGGCGGCGATACGCACCGCTCAATCGCTGGGGTTCGCATATCGTCCCGTTGCTGAGATTGCGGCAGGAAACTTCGAGGATTTGTACGTTCGATCCAAACAAGCCGCCGAATTGTCAGATACCCAGCCTGCCGCTGCGAAGGCAATTGTCGGTCTGGTTGATTCTCCGAACCCACGCATATCGGACATTTGGCAAATGTATGAGCAGTTCAATCAGGCTGGCTTCTTGGGTATGTCGCCCAAGCAGTTCGATAAACATAAGGTTTCACGCGAGCGTGCCATAACTTATCTCAGTGAGCTTTTGAACGATTTGCATCTGAAGGACATCAGCCGGGCTGATGCGCTGCGCTTTCGACAATGGTGGACGGATAAAATCAGCGACGAAGGGCTGAAGGCATACAGCGCAAATCGAAGCTTTAGCGACCTCAAGGGTATGTTAGGCGTGATTGATAGCGCCCTTCACACGAATTTTCGTGACCCGTGGGATGGAATACGAATAAAAGAAACTAATGCCACGAAGCTGGAAAAGCGATATCCATTTTCGGTAAAGTGGATACAGGACGAGATCCTGAAAGATGGCATCCTCGACGGCATGAACCACGAAGCCCGAATGATTGTTTATACAATGATCGAGACGGGGATGAGGCTGGGGGAGATTTGCAACCTCCGCCCAATCGATATCAAGCTCGACGATGAGGTGCCGCACGTCGAAGTGGCAGAGCGAACGGATCGGCGGCAGAAGACGGATTATTCGGTCCGCCGCATTCCGTTGGTTGGCGTGGCGCTGTGGGCAATGAAGCAGGCGCCAGATGGCTTTCCAAGGTATGCCGATAATGCTGATTCAGCATCAGCTGCAATCAATAAGTACCTGCGTTCAAAAGGTTTATGCCCGACTGACAGGCACACTGTTTATTCACTTCGCCACAGCTTTCAGGATCGTATTGAGAACGCAAAGGCGTCAGATCGAATGCAGGCTGACCTGATGGGGCATGAATTTGGTCGGCCCACTTATGGTGACGGCTCTGAAATGAAGCGACGGCAGGCATTCCTGAACAAAATAAAGTTTAAATGGCCCCATTAAGCTGCCCGGAGGATAGCCTGCGCTCGGCTTAACGCGCTACCTCGGGTCTGTGCCGAAGCAAGTTCAGCTTCTGCGCGTTCTAGTAAAGGAATCGCCGCTTCACCGAATTTTACGACCAGAGTTGCCGTGTTCCTAACACAGGCTTCGTACTCAGCTAACGTAAAGGAACGTGACACCCTCACTCCTTTCCCGCCGGGCCGGCACGGCCTGCGTTATCCGCGGCTTCCTGCGCCTCTCGAACCGCTGTCGAAACATCCTCGTCGGATGCGATACCACCCTCGTAGCTGCCTTGCGCACGCTCTCCGATGTGAATGTGCGGAACCTGCCGGTAGGCGAGGAAGATGGCTACGAGCGCAGTGATGAAAATAAATACTCGCTTGTAGTCTCGCGCTGACATCCTCACTCCCTTTCCCGCAGTGCCTCAGCAAGAATTTCTTCCGCTTTTCGGTTTCGTTCTAGCGCAGTCTCCACCATTGACGCCGGTCGTGTCGGCGCAATGTCTTGTGCAAGGTCAAACGATGATGCGCCGTTGAGATGGTACACTGCCTCTTCAATGGCCTTTCGCAAACGGCTATTCTCAGCAGCAAGTTTGTTGAGGAATGGGACCGGGTTCGCTTTAATCTGCGCCTCACGTACTGCGCTCAATGCTAACAGTTTGGCGAACTGTTCTTGCTGGTCTTTGTTCATTTCTGTTCCCTTTCCCGCAGTGCGGCGCGGCCTGCTTCGGTGATAAACCAACGCGTTGTGCTCTGACCTGCATATTTGGGTTCGGCAAAACCGCGCTGCCGCAACGCATATAGGCACCGGCGAACAGCAAACTGCTCCCTGACATACGCAGACCACAGACTGTATTTGATTGGTCGGCGGTCCAACTGGCGCAATGTGCGATATTCTTGCGATGTGATGCTCATTCCTCACCGCCTTTCAGGGCTTGGCGAAACGCAACCATAAATGCTTTGTGTGCCGCGTCGGAAGCTTCCTTAGCCATCTTGTGAAGCTCATAAGGTGTTATCCATGTCCACTTCATTCGCTCTGCTCCCCAAGTGCGGAGGCGGCGAACATGACGCGCCAATAACCAGCGCCGCACACTGTGAACGTGTTTAATGAATAATCAGAAGCTGCCCCAAGCATCGATTGATCCGGCTCCTGTAGAGCGGCGCGTATGGCGAAAATAGCGGCTTTTGCTGTTTGAGTATGCTCTTGCCAATCTCGGTCGACGCGCTGCAATTCGACTGGCATTGGGTCGCCCATGCTGCCAGTTTCAAAGCAGATTACCCGCGCCACCTTCTCGATGAGTTCCTTACTCGGCATTGCTGGCCTCCTCCCCATGGATCGGACAACTAGCATTGATGACGAACATGACATTCCCGTCCTTGTCCTTCACGCCGCCCATGTAGCCTTTTCCATGGCCGTTATCGATGACAGGGCAGGTGCATCCCTGTTCGGTTGCTTCTTTGCTGCCTGGTTTGGGTGTCATTTGCTGGCCTCCTTTGCGCGCAAGAGGGCAATGCATAGGGCGGTCGCTGGCATAGGATGATCTCCCTTGAATGTGCCTTCTGGTGATTTCGGTGGGTAAATACCAGCTACTGAACTATTGTTTCCCGATCCATTAGCCCCGTTCCCTAGATACCAAGTCCACCCCGGCAACACCCTCTCAGCCAGCGCGATTGCGGCGTCTATAGAGGCGGTGAGTTCCGGTATGGGACCATGGAGCACAGCGCGAGGTTCGCCGGACATAAGATAGCGCCAGATTTCGCCATCCACTTCCCTGTCAGGCGCGTCTAGCTTGGAGAGGCGGGTGATGAGGTTAGAAGTCATCACTGGTCTCCAGTGCCTTTTGAGCTTCCTCGATGGTGTCATATGGTCCGCTGTATGGATTTCCATCTTCATCAGCGAGCCAGAGACGGCCAAATTCATCGATAATAATGTCTTCACCAATCATGCCGCGCTCCTGAAAAAGTCTTCTGCAAGTTTGAGAATGCGACTGGCTGCGAGTATGGACGCGTTGTGACGCTCTGCCTCTGTTGACCAGATCGATGTTTCTTTCGCATCGCCCTGTGCGGCATGTAATTCCATCTGATCGAGGGCATCGCCGCGTTTCTTCAAGTATTCGTCGCGGATGGCTGCGATTACGTCCAAGAAAGCTTCTGGCTCATCGGTGCGAGCATTCAGTACACCGTGACCTGTGAAAATAAGTGTATCGCCTTGTTTCATGACGCCTTCCCTCCCAGCGCTGCGCGGGCTTCCCGATAACGAACGGCGATAGGGTTATTGGGCTTCAGGTGTCGGGCAGTTCCAAAGCTGCCATTTGGCTTGGTAGCTAACTCGTAATCATCACGAGCGGCGATGTATTCCGCGACCTTGGATCTGAGAATAGTGGGAGCTTCCAGCTCCTTCTCGGCCGCCGTGAGCTTGGCTTCGAGGGCTTTGGCTTGCTTTCTGATATCCGTGGCAACCGCTTCCCATGCGGCCCTGTCGATCCTCAACTCCTTAACCCGCGCAGTCAGCGCCGCGTTGTCGGCTTCGGCCTTCTCGGTACGACCTTGCCACTTGACGATCTCCGAACCTTGCCGTTGGACCTGCGCGCAGAGCGACAATATTTCCTTGCCTTGGCGCTTCACTGTGTCGGTTGCGTCCGCCAATAGCTCCTCAGCCTGCGAGCGGGTGCCTTCGCGGACGAAAAGATACTCGCCGTCTGGAACATCAGAAAGGCCGATTGCTTCGGTAACGGTTATCTCCTGTGAGCCGTCCTTGTTTTCATCGACGCGCACCCAGACAGTCGCACCCTCGCCAATGATTTCGCTTCCCGTCACCAACTCCCCGCACTTGCCGGTAGCATCCGGCGATACGGGAGCAACGGGGGTGGCAGCGATAAATGTAGCCTGCTTTTCTGGTCCGCAATGCGCAACGCACTTCTGTGCTTCCTCGAAAGGCAAAATCCATGCGTCAGGCTTACCGGCATAGGTGTAACCGTAACCGTTCGTACGCCACACGCCATTCTCGGTCTGAATATGGACCATTCGACCAGCCCATGACTTGGCCAGCTTGCTATCGGGCCACCGGCGCAGGTACTTTTGCGTGATGCGGTCAGCTTCCAGTTCACTCGCCATGACGGTCGCCTCCTGATGGGTGGGCCTTGGCGAGAGCGCCCTGAATGATTTTCAGCGCCTCGTCCTCAATCTCCGTGTGATCGACGCGGTTAATTTCGTAGCGAAGGAAGACCTGTTTGCAGTGCTCCAGAGCGTTAACCAGATACTCATGAGCATTCACGCATCGGACGATGTGGCCAGCATTAGCATCAACTAAACCGTAGCTGTTCTCGTCTCCGCATACGAAGAATTGACCGGATGTTACTGTCACTCTGCCGCTTGGCATCACTTCTACATTCCAAGGTGTAGGGTAGTGAGAAATCCTGCTCATGATCCCGCCACCTCCTGAGAAGGTGAAGATGGGAGAGAAAGCGGATGCGGCATGTATTCGACAGGGTCTACAGGGCTTTCACCCTCCAAATCCCACCAGTATCCGCCCTTGTGATCTGACCATGTGGCTTCATAGACCCGACCGTCTGCGTCTCGCACCCAGTAATGATCTGAATTGCGGATCGTCATCGACTTGCCGTCGCCAGTGTCGAAAGTCTGCTCGAATGTGATGGACTTGTCGGCCTCGGAAATAGGACGCCAGAAACGTTCGAGATAGGCACTCCCATCCCCCTCGACCTTACCGGCGTCGGCACGGTCCGGGGAGGATAGGGCGCGAATATCCGCTACGGTTCCGAGTTCGATCCATTGTCCAGACCCGCCATAGCATCCGATGCTTTCCGATGGATCAACGCTGTCAAAGCGATCAATAGGCAACTCCCGTTCGCCATGCGCTCCCGGTTCGTTCTCCTGCTGATCCGGTACATTAGAGAAAGCTTTATTTAGCTGTTCGCAGGACGTTCCAAGGGCGCGAGCGTTCATCGCATCAACGATTTGCTTCGCCTTATGGATTTTCATGACAGCAATGAATTCGCCGTTGTCATCATAAATCCACGCATGGCTAGCCTCATCGTCTGGCCCGCATTTAATTTCGTACCTCCAAGGCGTTTGACTATTCATCATTAGTGCTGCCTCCCGGAGTGCGACTGAAGACTGCATCTTGAACCCTGCCGAGCAAACCTGCTGCGAAGTCTTCAAGCATGACCTTCTCAGCTTCCGATGGAGTGTAATCTCCATTGTCGCCACGAAACTCATAAGCTTCGACTTCTTCACGAGGGTTGAAGCTGCGAATTTCCTCCAACGCCAGCTTACGCGCTGCGGATGGCTCAAGCGCGGAGAGGATGCGCGCCTCATAATCAGCCTGTGCGGCGGCCTTGGCAGCTTCTACGGTCTCGAAATATGCGCCTTCATGCTCGTATGAAATATTCCCGTCGCGAATATCCGTCCACTTCTGTACAAATTCATTCCCAAATGGCGTTTCCGCCCTATGGTTACCTGCGCCGTCTTGCTGCCACTCCAGCTTCTTCACACCTACCCCTTGCGGTAGGTGAGGCAATGCGGCGGTGAGGGCTGCGCGCATTTCGGTACGGAGGCGTTCGGTTTCATCGTTGCACCATGCAGGAACACCACCGAGCCAAGTATTGAGGGCGATATTCACAGCCTCTTCCGATATGACAATGGTCATGGGCGCGCCTCATATTCTTGAAGGTCTGCCCACAGTTCCATGACGTCAGCGATACGTTCAAAGGCGACAAGCAAGCGAGTCATGCGCTCTTCTACATCGTCGTCTCGATCACGGGCATCTTTGGCGCGCTGCTCGTCTCGCAGCAGGCGCTCGGTGCGAAGCCGTTTGCGTTCGTCGTATTTTTGCTTCGGGGTCATCACACCGTCCTCCGCTGCCGGCGGCGGTTGTCGTTAGCCGGGCTGCGACGCTGGCGCGGATCGCCATAGCGGAACCGAACGCTGGTTATGCGCGCCAGCTCGAAAGCGGTGTCACGCAGCGTCTCGGCTTCGGAGTGATAACCAAGCGCGCGCACGGCCTTTGAGATCGACAGTACTTGCGCAGCAGTCGTGCCTTGTTGCTGGAATTCGGTGGCGGTCAGGATGGGGGCCATAGCGGCGTGCGTGATGGATCTGGACATAGGGTCTCCTCGTGTTTGGTGAGTGCAAAAAGCCGTGGCGCAAAATGCGCAATGGTTGTCATTCTTGGAGGTTCGGGGGCTTAAGCGCCCCGTCGCTATCTGTGTGCTGTGACCGTCTCGCCCATTCGATAGGACTTGAAGGTCAGCCAGTCTGTCAGACCGCGCCCGCCGTTGCATTCGCAGCAGGCGGCAGCCAGGTTGTCTAAGTGATCTGTGCCGCCTTCACATTTACGTCGAAGATGCTCGAGCGTTGCGCGATGCGGTGGATTTGTACGGCCCGGCGTATGGTGCAGAATCTCGATCTGTCGATCACAGTAGCAGCATGATCCGCCCTGTAATGAGACCAGCCTTTGTAACGCCCTCTTTCGTTGTGCCGGTGTCATGCCGCTAGACCCAACCCAACGCCGCATACGGCCACAACAAACCCGATAACGACGGTCAATTCGACCGCTTCGCGTGCCGCATAGCGGAGCCACGGCTGTGGGCGTGCATGTTTCTTGGCGCGATAATCCGGGCGGCGCATAGGCTCGACACTGCCGGCCTTTGGAGCGTCGGTTTCAGTTTCAAAATCGTCGTCGGCGAGCATTTCAAGAAGGGCGCGATTCATGCTGCTGCCCTCCGGTCGGCTGCCGGTACGTTGTCGTTTGCGACCGGCTGAAGGCGATAGTATCCGTGATTGCCAGGGTCCTTGTGGTTCATCGGGATCGTCCAGCCAAAGGAGGGCAAGCGCTTTCGAAGATTGCAAATCTGCGTCCGCACGACTTGCTGCGCGCCATCTGGTCCGCCGTTCGGGTCGAAAGCGTAAACGTGGTCAACGAGGTCGTCGATGTAGATGCGGCGCGGATAAATCGCTGCCAGTGCATCGACGATGTTCTTCTGTCCACGTGTAAGCGGCGCATCCTCGAGCTCGGTAGTTGGGTTGCGCTCCATCTTACGCAGCCTCCGCCAGTTCAACCTGAGCACAGCAGGCAACGGCGCCGCTTGTCTGGAAGACTTCGAAGGTCTCGCCGGGGCACAGGGCAGCCAAGCGTGTCGCCTCGACCAAGGCCTGCTCAAACGAGCCACGTTCGTATGGCATGTTGGTGAAGACGCCAACGCGGCCAGTCTTCTTGCCGCGGCGGAATACAAAGAATCCGCCGCCGATGATTTCATTAAGGCGAGGCTTCGAGCTTCTTCTTCTCGGTGCTGTTGCAGTCATGTGGGTTTCTCCTCGTGTTTTGGTCGGTGGGTCAGCAGATCGGCTGGCTGCCGTTAGACAGGGCGCTTCTTCGTGCTGTTCACGAGGAGATATATCGCATCATAAAATGATGGCGTCAACGATAAAATGATAAAATGATAATTACAGTGATATTATCGCTGTGAGAAAACGACCTTATGGACGCTGATCACCTGTTCACGATCAAAATAGACCTCTCGCGGAGGGTTATATTGTAGGAGGACAAGCCTGCTTGGCTGCCAGCCAACGAACTCTTTAATGTAGCCGTATGGCTCCTGGCCATCTTCGTCAGGGTGCAGCTGGACCACAACATCATCGCCGCGACGGGGCTTAACGTGCGGGTGAAGCCAAATAGTTTCGCCAGATTTGTATCGAGGGAACATTGATTCCCCGTCGACATACACAGAATACGCTTCCTTTACGCCAGCAAGCATTGGCGGACGCACCTCCCAGCCTAAAATCTCGCCGTTAAACTCATACCTACCGTCATCACCACCCACCGCGCGTCCACGCACTGGCACGTCGCGTTCACCCCCAATATGATCACTTGAAATCGCTATTTGAGGGGTGGGGCGGCTCACGAGTGGCTTCACGGCGGCTGTAAGTCGTTCTGTTTTGCCAGACTGCACGACAGAATTTGCCATTAATCGCGCAAATAGCAGCCGTTCGATACCGAGAGCATCCGCAACCGCTTCCCAATTCCGGATGCTGGACGCATCGCCGTTTTCCCATTGGGAGACCGTATTTTGATTCACGCCCACGCGTTCGCCGAGCTCCGCCTGACTCCATTTAAGGGCCTTGCGACGCTGACGTATGAGTGCCCCTAATCCTAGGTCTGGCGCGTGAATATCAATCATTCAGCACAAATATCATTTTAATTGCAGAAAATAAAATCGTTATAGTGTTGACAGTAAAATGATAAAACGATATACCAGTCGCATCAACTGGCCCAAAGAAGACCGGATTATAGAAAAGGAGAATGAGTTGCACAAAGAGAAGCCGGAGCTTCCGCGACCGGACAGATAGTACCAACCCAAGGCGGTCCGACCAGAAAACACGAGGAGAATGACGATGGACACCAGACCAGCAGACAATGACAACCGCCCGCCGTAGGACAAATGGGACGCTGCTAGCCTGAGATGGCTAGTGGCGCGCGACGCATGCTTATTAGTAGGCGTCGGTGGGGATTGAGCTGGTTTGTAACGCCAGCCTAGAAATCGAAGGCCAGTTGCCCCGGCCATGACCGCCAATGAGCACACACATGCTCAAGTCGGCCAAATCGCAGACGCACGTAAGCACGAACTGCGACCAACTTAGGTTTCAGCATAAGCCAATACCTCCACGCTCTGACGGTTAAAGCCGCCTCTCAGCGAACGCAGTGATGCGCCGCTTGCCCTACACGAGAACAGCCGAAGCTGCAGAGTGGCTATTTGCTCCCCACCGACGTCTACACATAAGCATGCCGGAAATTGAAACACAACCATGAGGAGAATGACATGCAGATTGTACAAGCTAGAGGCCGAGAAATTCCCGTAACGACCCGCAACAAGAGATACACGCCAGAGCGCGCTCGTGCAGAAGCCCTGTTTAGTAAACCTGCAGCGGTTGCTAAACCGCGTATTCTTGAGGATGCGCCGAAGTTGGTGGCGCCATCTGCTGCTACAGAAGAAACCGAACATGACAAAGTCTTCCGCCTAGTGCGGGACGGGAAGTTTGAAGATGCTGCCCGCCTTGCCGCGCGCCTCATTAATGCTGGGCAGGTGACCGGTTTCTTCATCTATGGCAAATCGCCAGAATTCACCAAGGCATCGGAATGGCATCAGCGCCTTGTTCGTGATGGCGACGCTCGCGCCAACGTTCATATTATTTCGCCAGAACGTGCGCAGATTCTACTCGTGCACAACATCGGCAACCGCCGAGTTAATGCCGCGAACCTTGCCGCTATTATGCGGGATATTGCAACCCATCGCTTCGATCTCAACGGTGAGTCAATCGTTGTCTGTCAGGACGGCACGGTGAACGATGGCCAGCATCGCACTTTCGGCGTATTGCTGACCGGCCAGCCGATTGAATCTGTCGTCTCGTATGGCGTCACGAAGGAATCGATGCGCACCGTTAATATCGGTCGCAAGCGCACTGGAGTCGATAGGCTGAATATCGCCAGCATTCCGAACGCGGTGCATATGTCCGCTATCTCCAACCTTGCGTTCGAAATGTACAATGGCCGCGCCGCTACGCCTGCAGAGGCACAGGACTATTATTTCGAGAACCAAGAGCATATCGTTCTCGCCAATTCTCTTATTGGCAATCCCCAGAAGGGGCTTGGGTCTGCTGCGCCAGGTGTCGCCGCGCTTCACCTTCTTTCATTGGGCGCGAATGAAGACGATATTCGTCATTTCTTCACCGCCTTCCGCACCGGTGAGATGCTCAAGCGTCGTAATCCAATTTACACGCTTCGCGAGGCCCTGCGCGAAAAGACGGTCAAGTGGACGCGCCAGCAGTGGGTTCGCGGAATTGTTCATCACTTCCTGATCTGGCGCGCTGGGCGGTCCCTAGCTGTCGCTACTTCGCCTGCATCTTTTCCTGAGGTGATCTGACTATGGAACGTCGGCGGTTATTCATTGACGACATATTTATCGGCAATCGCCATCGTAATGCTGATGGAGCTAAAGTTGCAGAGATTGCGAAGAGCATTGCCGAAGTCGGACTAATGAACCCGCCGGCGGTCTGCATCCGTGACGAAATCGTCATGGATGACGGAGAGTTATGCGATGGGGTGGCAGTTTTGATTTATGGCCGCCACCGCTTGGCGGCACTCAAAATGAACGGCGAGGAATATGTAGAATGCGTCGTTCATGACGTTGACGATCTTCATGCCGAGCTCATGGAAATCGACGAGAATCTGGCCCGTTCGGAACTATCGCCTGCTGAGGAGGCGGCACATATCCGCCGCAGGCAAGAGATTTGGGAAGATATCAATGGCCCAGCGAAAGCTGCTGGCGCGCGTGCCGCCAATGCATCTATGGGTCGTGGAGACGCAACGGAAAAATTTTCCGTTGCGTTCACAACAGATACCGCAGCCACGTCTGGCAAAACTGACCGTGCGATCAGGATGGCAGCGGCGAGAGGTAGGGTACTCGGCCCCAACATCAACAGGATCGTCGGCACTAGTCTAGACAAGGGCGTCGAAATGGACGCGCTCATTGGCCTGCCTGACGAAGAACGCGAAAACCTTATCAGCCGAGCAGAGCGTGGCGAAAAGGTTAGTGCGCGCACGGCTCCAGAGCCCAAGCCAATTACCGCCGACAAGGCACTAGAGATTATTGCCGAGGGAGCCGAAAAAGCAGTGAAATCCAACAAAGACAGAAAGCGACAGGCGTTCTGGGATGCATGGGCGGCGCTTGACGAATCTGATCGGCAGGAATTCGCCGCCATTATCTGGTCGCAGTATATAGCCGCCAAATAAAAACGGCGGTGTTATGCTCCGGTACCACCCTTCGCCACCGCCGTCGTACTAGTTCGGGCCACGAGGAGACTTTTCAGTCACCAACCCTCCCGTTCCTTCGCAGGTACCACCCCGCGCGACCAGACAGATGCCGTTAGACACGGCACTTGTCAACCACCACCAACCACACACGAGGAGACATGCAGCATTCATCAAGGCACGAACTGCAGGCAACTGCCGCCGCGCACCGTAAGAAGGGCGCGTCATTTGGGCAGATCGCGGAATTGATGGGGATCACAAGAGGGCACGCCTGGTCGCTGCTTTCGGAAAGATCGCCCACACTACCGCCGCCTAATCCAACTGAGAAGACCGTTGTGCGCCGCACAACATATAACGGCGGATATTCGGGAGGATGCATGGACATTTATGTCTCGCTGCCCCGCATAACCATTCTGGACGGTCCATTTGCGGGCACAGTCCACTAGCCCTTTGAGGCAGGCCGACCGCGAGGATGACGGGGCCGACGACTAACCTCCCGGTGAGGAGGCTTCATTGAAAACGAAATACACGCGAACTGGCGAGCGGGACATGACAAACCGCAAGCCTTACCGGACAGCTGCGCAAAAGGTAGAGGCACGCGCGAACGCCGTGCTTCGGAATGGGACGCACATTTCCAGCGCGCCGGTCACTTACCACCGCGCATCGAAAAGAGGTGCCGCATGACCAATCCGATGATTTCGGCAGTGCTGGATGCGCTGAAGAACAGCCCAGCCGAATGGCATTTTACTGAGTATCGCGCCACCAATCGCAATCGTGGCATCGATATCTGGATCGGCAATGGCCTGTATGGGCTTGATGTCAACGGTTACGGCAGCGTGACGGTTCTTTCATGCTTTTTCGGATGGCTTATTCCATGGCGCTTACGCGTTTGGCGAGCCGTATGGCGTACCAAGGCGGCGCAGATTCGGGGTGCCGCATGACCTGCGATTGCGGCGAATGCTGGGATTGGCCCGGCGAGATCGTCGTCCACAAGCTGTGGAAATGGAAGGGCATCATCATCGAGGAGCGCGACAGCTTCCGCTGGCTGACTGTGCGTTTCATGATTCCCGGCACGGGCCTCGTGCAGCTTGAGGTCTCGCGCTTCGAAGTCGAACCAGATTTTGAAGAGGAAGACGGCGGCGTCGAGGCTGATAAGCCTGAAGAAGACAACGTCATCCCGGTCGATTTCACCAAGAAAGTGAAGCTTACGAAAAACACCAAGACGAGGGGAGTAGCATGACCTCCACCACGTACAGCCATACGCGCAACTATGCGCCCAAAGACTACGCGGAGGGTGATTCATTTTACGAGCCGGAAACCACGCTCGGCCTTGGCGATCGCTTTCTATGGGGCTTGGCAGTCGTCGCCGTTCTAGCCGTGACGGTCGGTTTCTACGCATGGGTGCTGGCATGATCTCGTTCGCCACAAAAGCCGCGGCTGGCATGCCGCACATTGATCCCGGGCGAAAGCCCGGTGTCGGACGCATCGGACAGTCCTTGGCGCTTGCAGCGTTCGTGCTTGCAATCGCAACGACAATTGCAACCTTCCTGTTCTGGAACTTGCTGCTGCCATTCTACGGGCTGCTTTATCTGTGGGGCGCGCACTAATGCCCAGCAGACCTCCACGCGACAACTGCGCAGCCGCCCTCACAAGCCCGCCTGCATGGCTTGTCGGATGGCTCATACTTGCGGCCGTCATCGCCGCAATCGCAGTCACCCACCACACCTACTAAACACGAGGAGACCTATGGCTCTATCTCTTTCAAGCCTCAAGTCGACCAAGAGAAACGATCCGCCTGTGATCCTTCTCTACGGCGTCGACGGCATCGGGAAGACGTCGCTTGCGGCAGAGTTCCCAGACCCGATCTATCTGGCAACCGAAGGCGAGCGTCCGCCGTCTGACATCGAAATGGCAACGCCCGGCACGATTGAATCCTTCGACGATCTGTTGAACGTCATTGGCGAACTGCTGACCGAAGAACACGATCGGCGCACTGTGATTATCGACAGCCTCGACGGTCTGGAGCCGCTTGTCTGGCGTGCGACATCGGCCCGCCTCGGTATCAACAGCATCGAGGAGGCCGGGTTCGGGAAAGGCTACGTTGAAGCCGATACCGAATGGAATGAGCTGATGGCAGCGGTGTCTGCGCTGTCCCGTGCAGGAATGTATGTGGTCATGCTGGCGCACCCGGAAATCGTGCGCTTCGACAGCCCGACTACGGACCCGTATTCACGATACCAGCCTAAGCTGCACAAGCGTTCAAATGCCTTGGTTCGTGAGAAGTCAGACATCGTCGCGTTCATGAACTACCGCATCTCTATCAAGGAAAAAGAAGTGGCACGCCAGACGAAGGTTAGCCACGCCGAAGGCGGCAAAGAGCGCCAGGTGCACTTCAACGAGGCGGCAGGCTTTAATGCCAAGAATCGCTATTCGATGCCCGACAGCGTCGTCTACCGCAAAGGGCAGGGCTTTGCCGACATTGCCAAGTTCTGGCCGGTTGGCAACGACAATGGACAGAGGGAGGCGGCGTGATGGAAAAAGCTCTAGCTGGCCTCGTTGCAATCGCAGCCATCCTCTTCTTCGCACCGCTCATCGGCGTTCTCGGTGGCGCGTTCGTCGGCTGGGTTGTGGGCCTGTTTTTCGCTGAAACAATCCACGCCTTCCTTGCCGCCGTTGGCATCAACGCGGCAGGCCTTGCGATGTGGCAGATCGGCGCTTCGCTCGGTTTCATCGGCGGGTTCTTCCGCCCAGCTATTCATCGGGCGAAAGCGTAGGCTTCGCCGCTACCACACCACCACCAACACGAGGAATTTATAGATGGCCAGACTTGGCTCAACATTTGACGCGACCAAACACGACACCACGCAGTCCGATTACTCGGAACTGCCGAACGGCGACTATGAGATGGAAATCGAGGCATCCGAGGTCAAGGAAGGCGCGAACGGCACAGGCCTCAAGACAACGATGACGGTTCTTCGCCCTGAGGAATACAAGGGCCGCAAAGTCTTCAACTTCTACAATCTGGAACACAAGAACGCGCAGGCGCAAGAGATCGGCCAGCGTCAGTTCGCGAGCCTTTGCCGGGCAATTGGTGTTTCGGAAGTTGAGGATTCCGAAGAACTGCACTTCAAGGCGTTCACGGCAAAGATCGGCCTCGGCAAGCCTTCGAAGGATGGGCAGTATCTTGCCCGTGCTGAGATCAAGAAGTACTACTTCCCCGATGAGGGAAATGTTCCGACGCCTGCTGTGGATACTGTGCAGCCCACCCGCCAGCCTGCGGCCAATGACAATCGACCGGCTGCGGCAAACAGCAACAAGCCTGCACCGGCTGCTGCTGCGGCAGGCAAGAAACGACCTTGGGGTTAAGCCACGCTAAACTCGCTACTGGCGCGAAAGCGCCGGTAGCAACCACAGTACCGAACCGAACACGAGGAGATACACATGCGTGACATTATGATTGACATTGAGACGCTCGGCACACGGCCGGGTAGTATAATCATCAGCATAGGCGCAGTTTCATTCGATGCCGAAACCGGCGAGGTTGGAGATACATTTTACAATCGCATTGATGCGACAGAGGCAGAAGCATATGGGCTCACCTTCGACATGTCGACAATCGTATGGTGGATGCAACAGGACGAAGAAGCGCGAAACGCCGCCTTTACCGGACAGGCCAACGGGCTTGGCGCAGTCCTTTATAGTTTGTCAGAATTTATAGTGAGAAATTCAGACGGGGGGAGAATTTGGGGAAATGGGCCGTCCTTCGATTTGGTCTTATTGGAAACAGCTTACCGAGAGGCAGGAATTCTGGTGCCATGGTCATTCCGCGCGCATCGTGATCTACGTACTCTCCGCGATATAACTGGTGTCGATATTCCGCAGGTAGGAACGACGCATAATGCGCTAGACGACGCAATGGCTCAGGCGATGGCCGTGATCAAGGCCTATGAAGTTCTGGGACTTTCGCGCCAGCCTATCTCAGTGGCCGCCTAAACCCAACAGGCGCGGCTACCAACCGCGCCTTCTATCACCGAACACGAGGAGACTTTGATGAGAGTCAGCATTGACCGCTCACAGCTCGCGCACGCATTGGCTACCGTCAACCGTGCCATCGAAAGCCGCAATTCCATTCCAATTCTCGCCAACGTGCTCTTGGCGGTCGAGGACGGCCAGTTGCGCCTGACCGGGACCGATCTGGACATTGAGATAACGACCAGTCTGCCGGTGCTCGACTGCCAGCCGGGTAGCGTGACTGCTCCCGGCAAGATGCTTGCGGACATCGCAAAGCGCGCAACGGGCGACGTTACCCTTGAGCTGGATGGAGGCCGCCTTACCGTCGCGTCGGGCCGTAGCCGTTACAAGCTCGACGTCTTACCCGCTGAAGACTTTCCGTCCTTTAGTGCCGGTGAATTCGACACGACGCTCGAGCTCGATCTGGCAGCGCTTGTGGCGCCGTGTGTGCACTGCATTTCGACCGAAGAAACCCGCTATTACCTCAATGGCGTCTATCTGCATGTTGTCGAAGGCCGCTTGGTTGCTGTCGCAACCGACGGGCATCGGTTGATGCGCAATGTCGGCCCTGCCGGTGCTTTGGACTACGGCGTGATCCTGCCGCGCAAGCTGGTCGGTCTACTGCCGAAAGGCGCTGTTACACTTGAACTGTCCCAGAACAAGGTGCGCGTGACGTCTGGCTCGACGGTTATCACGTCCAAGCTAATCGACGGGACGTTCCCCGATTATGTGCGCGTCATTCCTACCGGCAATAGCAACATTCTTACCGTCGACCGGCAGGCGCTTATGAAGGCGGTCGAGCGTGTCGCCGCTGTAGCGGACGACAAATCGCGCGCCGTGAAATTCGCCGTCGGTGACGTGCTGCGACTGGCGCTGGCTGACAAGGCTAGCGATGAAGTTTCGATTGAGTTCGAAGGCGAGCCTTTGGAAATCGGCTTTAACGCCCGCTACGTCAACGACATGCTTGGCGCGCTGGATGAACCGAGCGTGCGCTTCGCGCTCGGCGATGCAGGCATGCCTGCCGTCGTCAAAGGCGAAGGCGAGTGGACTGGCGTGCTGATGCCAATGAGGGTGTAGGGGATGGAACAGGGTAAATTCACGCTTATGATCATGAAGCAGGTATCGCCCGACACCGCGCGGCCATATCGCGTCATCGAGACATACCCAACATCGGAGGGAATGCGTTCACGTATCGTCTCTGGTGCGTTTAGCACGCAGGACGCGGCGCAACAGTGGGTGGAACATTTGCAGGAAGGCGGGGAATCGTAATGGCCGCCCTCCCAAAAGCTGAATCCAGCACGGTCCGCGCCATCTACGCGGCTTACGAGGCCCAGGCTAAATCCTGGGACTCGTGGGGAATCAGCGTGGGCGAGGCGGGCACCGAATGCGACCGCGCTCTTTGGTACGGCTTCCGATGGGTGTCGGCGCATGAGGTTCATTCTGGCCGCCAGCTCCGCTTGTTCGCTACCGGCAATATCGAGGAAGATCGCTTGGTCGCCGACCTCGAACGCATCGGCGTCGACGTCTACGGACAGCAGGACAAAATCAGGCTGGTATCGGGGTTCGTTCGCGGCAAGTGCGACGGCAAGGCAATGGGCGTCCCCGAAGCGCCGAAAACCGAACACCTGCTGGAATTCAAGTCCAGCAACGAGAAGGGCATCAAGGAACTTCAGAAGCACGGCTGCCAGAAAGCCAAGCCTCTGCACTATGCCCAGTGCCAACTTGGTATGCAGGCTTTTGGATTGACGCGCTGCTTGTATCTGGCGTCGTGCAAGAACACCGATACGCTCTATGCCGAGCGGATCGAATACGACGTCGAGTTCTGCCTTCGACTGCTTGCACGCTGCGAACGCATCGTGTTTTCGGACGAGCCGCCAAGCCGCCTCAGTGAAGATCCGGAGTTCTTCGGCTGCATGTTCTGTAAACATCGTGGCGTCTGCCACGAAGGTGTGCAGCCTCGCGTAAACTGCCGCACCTGCCTTCATGTTCAACCAGAGCATGGCGGTGATTGCCACATGTCATGCGCGCGCTGGAACAAGCCTTTGTCGATTGACGAACAACGCGACGGGTGCCCGGCACACCTTTATCTGCCGGGGCTGATAAATGGCGAGCAGATCGACGCGGATGAGGTTGCGGAAACGGTTACGTACCGTCTCGCGACGGGCGAGATTTGGGTGGATGGGGTCAAATGAGATTAGCAATTACACGGACTAAGACAGGCCATAGTTGCATGCCGCTTCCAATAGCAACGGCAAACAAGCCGAGGCGTGCAGATTTGGAAGATGCAAGCAAATTCTGCACGTGAGGAAGCCTGAGGTTCTCCTCTCTGATCTCGGATCCAAATCTAGCAAGACCAATCTTCAGTGCGTCGTCCTCAGATAGCATTACCGAACGTGCCGCCACCCATGCGCCGGCAAGCGTCAAAATTAATCCAGCGGCTGTGGATACGTCTGCCCACCAATTAAAACCTTCACCTAACGTCATGGATCCCCCCCAAAATGCTAACCTTACGTGACTATCAACGCGCCGCTGTTGACGGCCTTTACGAGTACTGGCGCGATCAACCCGGCTCACCACTTATCGTGCTTCCTACAGGCGGCGGCAAGAGCCTCGTGCTGGGAACGATCTGCAAAGAACTGATTGAAGGCTGGCCGGATATGCGCGTGCTCGTGGTGACGCATGTACGCGAGTTGATCCTGTCGAACTATCAGGAGCTACTGAACATCTGGCCATGGGCGCCTGCTGGCATCTTTTCGGCTGGTGTAGGTCGGCGCGATGCAAAGGCGCAGATCGTCTTCGGCGGCGTGCAGACCATCGCAAACAAGGCGGAGCAGATCGGTCACATCGACGTTGTCTTGGTCGACGAGGCTCACTTGATGCCCAGAAACTCGGAAACGCAGTATGGGAAGCTGATCGAGGGCCTGCGCGCCATCAACCCAGACCTAAAGCTGGTCGGCCTCACAGCTACGCCTTATCGACTGGGCGAGGGGCTTTTGACGGAAGGTGACGGCGCGCTTTTTGACGACATCTGCTTTGAAAAGCCGATTGGCGACATGATCGAGGAAGGCTATCTCTGCCGGCCGATTTCAAAGGGAATGGCGACCGCATTCGACTTATCCGGCGTCGGCAAGCAGGGCGGTGATTACAAGCAGAACGCGTTGCAAGCAGCTATCGACAAGGACGATATCACTGCCTCGGTGGTCGACGAGATTGTAACCTATGGAACGGCGTCGGGTGCGGAGCGTAAGGCTTGGCTTTGCTTTTGCAGCGGCGTTGAACATGCTCGGCATATGCGGGATGAAATCCGCAGCCGCGGATTCAGTTGCGAGACTGTGACCGGCGACACCCCGACCGGTGAGCGCGACCGGATTCTGGCTGACTTCAAGGCGGGTAAGATTCGCGCACTGACGAACAACTCCGTACTGACGACGGGTACGAACCTGCCGATCATCGATCTGGTCGCATTTTGTCGCCCGACTTTATCAGCGGGTCTTTATGTCCAAATGGCGGGTCGTGGCTTGCGTCTTTATCCCGGCAAGGAGAACTGCCTGTTTTTGGATTTTGCGGGCGTCGTTCGCAAGCACGGGCCTATCGATGCCGTAACGCCGCCGGGTATGAAGAAAGGCGACGGGGAAGCGCCCGTAAAGCAGTGTCCGCAAGAGCCTGACGATCGTGGCCTAGTAGGCTGCGGCTCGCTGATCCATGCCTCGCTGCATACCTGTCCGGATTGCGGATACGAATTCCCTGTCGATGAGACGCCGAAGATATCAGCGCAAGCTGAAGACGTGCCGATGTTGTCTAAAGACAACGCCAGCACCCGCCAAGTGGAGCGCCGCACCTTCGCATACCATGAAGGCAAGGGCGGCAAGCAGGACAGCGTGAAGGTGTCATACTGGGTTGGTATGTCGCCCATCAACGAATGGCTCGGGCCCGCGCATACTGGATTCTTTAAATCGAAGTCAGACAGGTGGTGGCGAAAGCACGGTGGACAAGCGCCATTCCCGAAAACCGTGCTGGAATTCATGGAACGCCAGAACGAGCTGCTGCCTACCGGTGAAATCGTTGTGAAGCCGAATGGCAAATACTGGGAAGTGGTCGACGCCATGCCAGGTGCTGCAAATGATGACATACCGGAGGCCAGCAACGATAATGAGCCGGTGCCGCACTACGCCCGAGTATCTGCCGGTCTGGCTGAAGTATTGGACGACGATATTCCGTTTTGAGAAATCCGCCTCGCGATTTTGGGCGGGGGGCTTGGGGCGCGAGGCGGATGCATTCCAAAGGAGGTTTGCGTTACCAAAGTAGGTTCAAATTGGAGATTTTAGAAATAACAGAATGTAACGGTTGCCAACATTAGGCACCGCAACTGCATGAAATAGAAAAGCCCGCTTCGCGATTGGGAGGAGGAGCGAAGCGGGCCGATCTGAAAAGCGCGGCTGGGAGGAGGAGTACCGCGCTTAGGGTCCGGTTTCTGGGAGGAGGAGTGAAACCGAACGAGGCGTAGATAGGACCACCACCCGCGCGTTGCAAGGGCAGAAATTGCATAGCTGATATGCAGGGAAAATAAAAAACCGCCCGGCAGCGGACGGTGCGCGCCTGGGCGGTCTAACTCCCTCCCAAGAGTGGCGCGAATATACATAAACAATCGAAGCGCGCAACAGTTAAAAACAAGTATTAATTACACTAAAACAGTAGGATTAATTTTTATCAAAATAAACCAATCCATTAACGGGATGCGCTGAGAGGCGTGTTAACTTACCTTCCGCTGCTTTGGCGACCTACCAGAGCCAACCACTCAAACACGAGGAGCAACAATGCAGAACAAAGCCGACAACACGAAAGCACAGAATTACCTAGCTTATGATGTCACCGTGCTGGAACGGGAATTCGCCGACTTAGTTGCGGCATACCCAGAACTGGCCGAAGACGACGAACTGCGCGCCGACACAATCGAAGGCGAGACAGACGCCTATCGCGTGCTCGGTAAGATCGTAGCCATCGAGCGCGACGCAAACAGCATGGTACTGGCCATCGGCGAACGCGCCAAGGAATTAGCCGCGCGAAAAGAACGATACGCCAGACGCAAGGACGCAATGCGTGCGCTGCTACTGCGGTTGTTGAAAGCTGCTGAACTGAACAAGGTGAGCTTGCCGGAAGCAACTGTGTCGATTGGCAAAGGACGCGCCGGGGTTGAGATTGTGGACGAAAGCCTGCTGCCCGATAACGTCGTGAAGCTAAAGCGCGAGCCGGATAAGACGGCGATAAAGGCGGCGTTCGACGCTGGCGAAGATGTGCCAGGTGCGGTGCTGCGGGAAGGCCAGCCGAGCGTTACGGTGAGGGCGGCGTGAGCTACGCACCCTGGATGGCTATGCTGGGCCCTGACGACGAGCCAGACTACCACGCCTATTGGCAAGAAACGGAATCGCTGGCGGACGCAATGATTGACGTCGCCACCTACGACGATTGGTTTCCCGACCTAATCCGCCCGGTTGCTGCCGTGCAGCAAGGCGGCGCATCCAGCCTATAACCACCACCCCGCCAGCCACCAACTGGCGGGTTACCACCACGAAACACGAGGAGATGAAGATGAACGAACCGCTACCGAGCGGGCCTTTCGGCTGCGTCCTTGCGGACCCGCCATGGGCATTTAGAACCTACAGCAAAAAGAACGTCGCGCCGGCTAGAGGTCGCCAGCCTTACAGCGTGATGTCGCTTGACGATATCAAGGCGCTACCTGTCGAACAGGTATGCGCCCGCGACTGTTTGCTCTTCATGTGGACCGTTTCGCATCTGCAGCGTGAAGCCTTCGATGTTGCTGCATCGTGGGGATTCCGTCCTGTCAGCGTGGCTTTCGTCTGGGACAAGGGCCGAATGGGCATGGGCTATTGGACCCGACAGGAAGTTGAAATCTGCCATCTGTTCAAGCGAGGCAAGCCGCGCCGTCTTAGTAAAGGCGTGCGTTCGCTGATCAAAGCACCGCGACGTGAGCATAGCCGGAAGCCTGATGAGCAGTATGAGCGCATCGAGCGGCTTGTCGACGGTCCGTACCTTGAGCTGTTCGCACGCCAAGCGTGGCCGGGATGGTCATCGTGGGGCAATGAGGCAGGCAAGTATGCTGCGCCCAATGATAACCAGGATTTGCTAAGGAGGGTGGCTTAATGGCTAAGCTCACAAGGGCGCAAGCGCAGGCGCACTCTCAAGCAGTCGCCATCCTGCAGCAAGAACGGCTGTCGGAAGACGATAAGGAATTTGTCTACAGGAACTGGAACGAAGGCGCGAACCATGTGAATGGCGCTGCTGGCGCTTTCTTCACGCCATTCGACATGGCATTTGATTTTGCGATAGATGTCGGGGGCGGACGCATCATTGACCTCTGCGCCGGGATTGGAATGCTGTCTTACGCCATTTGGCAGCGCAGCCGTTTCAGCGACAGCAGGCCACAAATCACCTGTGTTGAGCGTAATGCCGATTATCTGGAGGTTGGGAAGAAACTGCTGCCAGAAGCAGAATGGATTCACGCTGACGTGTTTGACGTTCTGGATATGGGGATTGGGCACTTCGACAGTGCGATTAGCAATCCTCCGTTCGGCAATATCAAGCGGAGCAAAAACTCCCCGAGATACAGCGGCAAGGACTTCGAATTCCACGTAATTGATATTGCGTCCCAACTGGCAGACTACGGCACGTTTATCGTTCCCCAAATGTCGGCAGGCTTCAATTACTCCGGACGGCAGAGCTATGAGCGACAAACCAATGGCAAGGCCGTTAAGTTTCAGGAGCAAACTGGCCTGCATTTCGATGCAGGCTGCGGTGTTGATACCGCCTATTTCATCGATCAGTGGAAGGGCGTCTCGCCTATGTGCGAGATCGTTTGCGTTGACTTTACAGATGCGCGCCCCGTTGCTGCGAAAGCGCAACCGGCGAATGACAACCAGCCGCCTGTGCAGGCCAGCCTTTTCGGAGACGCCGCATGAGTCATCCCGAACTATGCCACGTCTGCGCCCGCCACGCCGTCGGCCTCGGTGTGCAGGCGGACCGCGAGCCTATCCGCTGGCTGTGCAAGGAATGCGCCGACATTGCGGAGCATATCCGGCATCGGCGGCGGTTGGATCCTTACGAGCTGCGCGCCATTGATACGGGCGTCGAGGCGGTTGGGGAGTACTTGCAGGCCATACAGAAAACCGACCTTAAAGAAATGGATGAACTGGAAGCGCGCATGCTCGTGAAAGCCGCATGGGAAGGCTGCGGGCGAGGGATGCGGGAAGCCCTAAAGGAGGCTCCGTTTTGAAACCCCGCTTTAGCTAGTCGCCGGCGGTTCGATAGATGGCATCTTCTTGAGTAGCGTATCGTTGTATGTGGCGCCACCCTGACCATGATGAACTTTGCGATGGCAGGTTGGGCAAAGCGCAATCACATAGCTGGGGTCATCAGGGCCGCCGTCGCTCACTCGACGGATATGATGAGGTTCCAGGTACGGTTGGCCGTTGATGCGCAGAAAGGGCGCTTGGCAGCCGCAACCCTCACAATGACCGTTGGCCCGAGCAAGCACATAATCTCTAACGTGTCGGCTTCGCTCATAGATTGTGCGAGTTGACGCTTTACCCTCGCGGCTTCCCGCTGCCTGTCGAGCAAGATCTCGCATAGCAGCCAGATCCACAGCGGGGATGGGTTGTTCATCATCGACGGCTTCAACAATGTTCTCGAGGTTTCTAAGTTCGAAGATAATGGCTTTGCGCATATCATTGTTGCGATCGGGCGACTGTCCCCATCGCCAACTCTCGCAGATAAAGCTGCCCAGGAAGATCAGATCTTTGCCTTTTCCGAGGCTTTCGAAAAGAAGTAGATCCTTGCCCAACATAGCATGGTCACGAATTGCTTTATTGCCGCGGACCATTTCCATGTCGCCGACCTGACCTTCACCATAATAGTCAAAACGTCCATCGGGCAGGTGTTGGTCTTCATAGCCGTAATGACTGCCAGCCTTGCCGGTGATGATAATTACAACGTTATGGTTAGAAGGAGTAACGATGCCACCCTGTTGCTGGCCAGCAAACTGACCATGAATGTCGTTTCGCCTGTTATAGTGTCTGCCGACGACAAAACCCCAAGTCATGCTTACCCCGCGTATGAAGCCAGGGTTAAGCACTACAAAAACAACCAGCGGTTTTCCAGTTTAATTCGCAGGAGCCTAAGCGGTCATCTCTACATCAGTCGGCCGTCTCGCAACTGTTGTTCGCGCTCATGTTCAACGCGATCGAGTATCGCAAAAGCTTGCTGAGCAACGTCTTCCGTCAACGCAATTTGTAGTCGGCCTTTGAATGTTATCGGCCGCCGCGTGGACTTCGCCACAATGGACCACGTGCCATCACCGTTCTGAAGCATATCGTAGTCTTTACACATCTCTTTCCCTCCCGAGGTAATCATGCAGCAATCTGTACTACCGGATACCGACCCCATGCTTGACGTCGCCCTGTCCTACACAGCGCGCAACTGGCCTGTATTTCCATGCCGCGCCGCTGACGAGGAATTCGTCGACGATGATGGTCTTATCGAAATCCTCGCCACCAAAACTCCGCTGACCTCAAACGGGTTCCGCGGTGCGACACTGAATGAGCGCATTGTGCGTGAACTCTGGCGGCGAAACCCCGCTGCAATGGTCGGCGTGCCGACCGGGGCGCCTATCGGCGCGTGGGTACTGGATATTGATCCGAAGCACGGCGGGCCGGACACTCTAGCCGCCCTTGAAGCCGAACATGGCACCTTGCCACCCACGCTCACGGCCGAAACCACGAGCGGCGGCCGGCATTACTTCTTCAAACACAAGGCAGGCGTGCGCAACCGCGGAGCTCTTGGCGCTGGCATCGATGTTCGCGGCGACGGCGGCTATGTCATCGCGGCCGGCAGTGTGCCTGTTGTCGGCCAGCCTTACCGCTGGTTGGTCGATATGGACCCGGTAGACGCGCCGGACTGGCTGCTGGAGCTTGTCCTGCCGCGGTCATATGACAGCGCGACGTTGTATCAGGCACCGTCGGTGTCTGGCACGATTAATGACCGATACGTCGAGCGCGCGGTGCAGTCTGAGCTCGACGACCTCGCCATGGAACCAATGGGAAACCGTAACAATCGTCTGAATGACGCTGCGTTTCGGCTGGGCACGTTCGTCGGTGCCGGTGCGTTGGCGGAATCCGAAGCGCGGGCATTGCTGCAAGACGTGGCGCGTGGTTGGGGCAGGGACTTCCCGCGTTGCTGCAAGACGATCGACAACGGCTTGAAGGCCGGCAAGATGCATCCGCGGCAGGCTCCGGAAGCCGTCAATGACAACACCAAGCTCGTGGACATCACGCGCATGCTCGATAATGCGCGGGCGAAGGTGGAGGGCGGGGACGCCAACGCGGAAGAGCTGGTGACAACGGTTCGCCTCGATCCTGAGAAGTTGCCGCCCTCCGAAGAAGCCACCACCGACCAGCCCATCCTCGCAGCTACGCCATTCCAGTGGAAAGACCCGTCGACACTGCCGCGCCGGGAGTTCGCCTTTGGTCGGCATTTCATCCGCAAATATGTCTCAGTTACGGTTGCGCCCGGCGGCCTTGGCAAAACCGCAAACAGCATTGTGGAGGCGCTGGCCATGGCGTCGGGCAAGGCGCTGAACGGCGTCAAGCCGCCCCGCCGCCTTAAGGTCTGGCTGTTCAACGTCGAAGATCCGCGCGACGAGCTTGAGCGACGCATAATGGCGGCGTGCATTCACTTCAATCTCAAGCCCGAAGACATCGACGGTCATCTGTTCCTCGACAGCGGACGCGAGCAGGAGCTTGTCGTGGCTATAGACGACAAGAAAGGCGTCAAAATCCAGGAGCCGATCGTTGAGGCGGTTGCCGAAACCATCCTTGCCAATGGCATTGACGTGATGATCGTCGATCCGTT